CATATTGAACTTGTTGTACAGATGGAGCGCACCTTTGGATCCTCTGCCATCCACAGTAGCATCGAGATCGTAGCTATCCACGCCACCACAACCAAGGTGAGCATGAGGCGCGATTCTTTTTGTTCGCTCATAGACCTTTATGTTTCGAAGTTCTGGTGGGGGCATCCAAGCTATCTTGAATCTACCTGCAGGGTCTGGGGTGAAAACCACCTCGCTATCCTGCACCCCACCCTTCCAAGAAAGTCGACCAGCAACGACGGGGTTGGGGAATAGGTTGTCGTTGTGTTCTACCTGCTCATAGATCTGACCGATGTTGAACAGGCTCCTTTCGATACTGTCTCTGAAAGCTTCGTCAGTAGTAAACGGAAACTGGCGGATTACCTCGTTCAGTTCTGAGGCATCGTGCTTCAGGCTGTCCCTTTCGTTCTTCAGAAAGGTCTTTGCGCCCATGTGTATGTACTCTCCGTCGATCCCCTCGGTGTGCTCGGCAGGGTCCTCTACTATCGCCCTGCCATAGATATCGAAGAAACCTTCTAGGGATTCGTATGCGGGGATGAACAGCCTGTACAGGCCAGACCTAGTCCTCCCATTCTTGTTCCTCTCCCCAGGGTCCGAGTCCTCCCATAGGTCCTTGTACTCGCTTCCCCCTTTTGCCATGGGGTTGACCGTGCTTCCGACCATGGCCTTCCCCACGATTTTTCTTCCGACGATCAAACACGTCCTCTGGATTCTCCACGCCTCCCTTATGTCTGTGGGTTTTTCCCATTTCCCTGCCTCGTCTAGATACAGTAGGTGTAGCTTCTCTCCGTCGTATGCGTTGTTGGTGGTGTTCTTCCAATTGATGACAGTGTTCAGGGCATCTCCCACCACAGCCGTTTTGTTGTTCTTGGTAATCTTCTTAGACGGTTCACGAAAAGCCAACTCCATGCGGGGGTTGGTGGTGCCGTCTTGGATGGGCTTGAAGAAGAAAGGGTACTTACGGAACATGGTCACCACCTTCTTCATGAAGATGTTTTCCTGAGCATCCTTACCTGTCTTACTCTGTATCCCGACCAGCTTGTCTTTGACCTGCGTGGCTTCGTCTACAATGACTGAAGAACATATGTTGGTGTATCCTGATCTACGGCACTTGGTATATAGCTGTCCAATACAACGAGGGTCCGCCTCACACGCCGCTAAATGTAAGAAGATATCTCTTTGAAACTCAAGGTAGTACGGCGCTCCAATGTCTAGCACCGACCACTGCAGCATCATGTAGTGACGCCCCGTGATGTATGTAGCGTCACCTCGGTTATAAAACCAAACGCCCTCACGCCGACGGCGAAATTCTTCTTCGATGTATGGACGAAACTTTTCTCGAAACTCCCGAGGCATCTCCGCCCACTCATCCATAGAACGAATACGCGATATCTCTGCGGGTAGATCAGCTCTCCTCCAGTGCTGATCCTGCACGGGTAGATCGCAGTAGAGGATCTCTTTGACTTTAGGGGGCTTCGGAAGCACAATGAGAAGGCCACCGATTTCGACGTGGTCACCAGTCGTACCGTTGGGACAAATCGCCACCGCTTTTTCTGCATATCCTTTTACGTCAACTAACATACCAGGGAATCATCGCACTATCGTTACGTATCCCTGGATGACGTAAGAGCTGCCAGGCATAGAGCACTGCAGTTGATAGTTGTATACATCGCTAGGGACATAGTATTCATCGCCACCTAACCACACGTCGCTCGGGTCTTCGCTTTCCCAAACTACATCGCCATATCGGGAGTATACGCGAAGCAGCCAGCTCAACCAGCAAGACTCGTTGGTCTCGGCCCCCCACACATCGTTCGTCCCGTCGTTGTCTGGAGTGAACGCATTCGGGAGGTAGATAGGGCAGTCGGGGATAGGCTCTACGCACGGGAGCCCTGTATCGCACTCTACGCCGACCAAGTCATATTCATAGGTGAATACGGTGTCATATACATATTCTGTGGATAGTACAGTGTCAAGTAGATAGACATAGGTTGTGTCGTATATATACTGATCCACCCATGCTGTGTCATATACATAGTAGGGTATGTAGATTGTATCTGTAAGATAATCAGTTACATAGAGCGTGTCAGTGGAGTATACATAGGTGGTGTCGTAGAAATACCAGTTGATCGCAACGGGTATCGTATCGTACTCATAGATGACTACGGTGTCTGGCGGCAGGTTGACATACACTGTATCCACCTCTAACACAGTTATGGTATCTGGTGGTAGCTCGACATACACCGTGTCATACACTACCTCAGGGATCAGATCGCCGCATGGGCCCACGATCACCCAGTTGTCTAAGAAGTTGTCGTCCTCATATATGCCGCAACAGGGAGGGGTGATACCCCCACCTAGGCTTCCGACTTCTGCCCACCCCCCGTTATCAGCGTACATAGTGGGACCATAGCTGATCTGCCAAATCACGGCCTGTATACTCAGGTCTTGATCTAGCCAAAAGTCGAAAGCGTTCAGGAGATTGGCATACAGGCTGGTCCCACCAGATTGATAGAAATCGTCCAGAGGGAATACAACAGTGTCCCCCGCATAGTAAGGAGGGGATATGTCGTATTCTGCCCAGAAGTCGAGGTTGGTCCAGTTAGTCTGCGACTCTGTGGTGGTGGCAGAAAAGATCCAACCAGGGTGATTGCCATCGTCAGATGTAGTGAGACCCCAAGGGAACTCCCACCCCTGGTTGATAGCGCTGCAGCCCCCGTCTAGTGCCTGAAAACCGAACTGGAGTTCAGAGACACCGTCAGGGCCTCCAGTACCACCGCAGCTCTGAGTGTTGTTGAACGCGACGGTGATTGTGCCACCTACGGCGTCAAACTCTAAAATCTCTAGGTCACACTGCGCATAGGATCGAGGTGCGATCCAAAGCAGTATCAATAATCCTGTACATACGCGCATGCTCTAATCTTGTCTAGGTCCATGTATATCGGAGTCTTCTCTCCGACATACGCCCCGATGACATTGAAGTCAAGATGCTCTAGCGCATCCTCCACATTCATCTTGTCTCTTTTCACTAGAATGGTAAGCATCTGATTGATATCGTATACAGCTACGGGGTTGATGCCCGAAGTGATTCCTATCAGGGCGCTGTCAAAACCATCGGCTAGCAAACACTCGTTTTCTTCTAAGGCCTGCAGGAGCCAGTCGTCATTTTTCATTTTTTACTGAATTTTTCTGCGAAGCCGCCCGTGTAATCTTTACCCTCGGCGACGTCGTTGCCCAAAGTAAGGTCCTTCATCATCTGCTCCAACTTCTGCCTTTCCACAAGCAACTCTTTGCAGTCGACTGCTGTCTGCTTGATGGATTGCAATTCAGCTTTCCTAGCACTCCCATTGACCTCAGAGTCAACGGGTTTCTTGATCTCCTCGATCATATTGTCGATCGCGATTTCCATGCTGCGCATCAGACGGCTAGCAGCATCGATCGTGGTAAACTTTTTAGACGGCATACAGGAGGTCTTGAACTCTGGTGCGATAAAACTCCTCCCCGTCAATCTTGAACCTGTAGTCCCTGTTCTTCTTGAACCCGACTACGTCACCAACCTGCACCCCAAGCTCCTTCAGCTCGTCGCTGTCATACGCCACCTCCCCTCTAGTCGGCAGGGGCTTTTCTAACTCCACTACCTCTAGCATAGATTCTAGCGCGTCTTCGAAAACTGGGGAGAGAACCGACCACCCAGGAAGCGGTATGATCTCTTCACTGTCTTTAGGGCGATACGCAAAGGCGTGAGAGTTGATTTCTACTTTCGGGTCGTAGGCAACTAGGTATCTGTTCTCATAACCTACCAGGGGCATACCGCCGTTGATCACAACTAGGTGATGGAAGTACAGGGTGTCCCCAGGCTCTACCCCTGTCTCAAACTTGTGTGGGACAGAAACAACCTCCCCCTCGTTTACCCTGTGCTGAAACTCGTTGAACTTTATGTCGATCTTCAGGGTGGTGTCCGCAAAGTCGATCTCATCGTGAAACTTGCTAGGCAGCTCCACGACGAAATAGTATAGCATCTTCATCAGTACCCTCC